CGTAGGTAACAGACTTAGTCTGGCCGATTCGATGCGCGCGGTCCTCGGACTGCAAACGGACCTCGAGGTCAAAACTGTTACTATAATACACAACTGTATTCGCTGCTGTGAGCGTAAGTCCGTATCCGCCGGTCCTTGGGTTGCCAACAAAGAACCTGAGCTCGCTGTCGGGGTCTTGGAATTCACGGACCACGCGCCTGCGCTCTTCGTCATCAGTGTCACCGTAGTAAGTTCCGACGGCGTTCATGCCGTACTCTTTTGCCAGAGCAATCTTGATGGCCTCGATGTCGTGGCGGTAGTTCGCCCAGATGATGACTTTGTCTGACGTCTCTTCGACCACGGACAAAAGTTCGTCCATTCGTTTGCTTGGAATGCTTATCTCTGTCCCGTCGTCCAGTTTAGAGTGGCCGCAAGCTATCTGGTGCAGACGCATAATCTGAGTCAGGGCGTTAACCGTCGTCGTCATTCCCTTGTCGAACAGGGCCAGAGCAAGTGAGGACATCTCGTCGTAGGCCTTGCGCTGCTCTTTGGTTAACTCGACCTCACGCTTGACGAATACCTTGGGAGGCAGATCGAGGCACTCTTCTTTAGTGATGCGGTAGGCAAACTTATCAAGCTTCTCTTTGAGCTCGTCGAGCTTGCGATAGCCGACGATCTTCTTAAAGCTGTGGCTGCCCATGTGCTTCTCAACAAGAATCGCATAGCGTGCGCGGAACGAATAAAAGCTTGGCGCGTTAAGGCATTCTTCTGACAGGAAGGCGCACTGTTGGTACAGGTCCATAGGCGAACGAGTGACCGGCGAACCTGTCATGATCCGTCGATAAAGGGCCTGCTGCCCTACCTTCAGGACGTTCTTCGCACGCTTAGCTGTTGGCGTTTTGATCGTAGTGCTCTCGTCGATGGACATAAAACACTTGGTATACATTGCGAAACGCTTTGCATACTCGAAGCCCTTCGTGGTCGAGAGGGCCTCCACGTTCATCACGAGAATCTTTAAATCCTCTGTGACCTCCCACAAGTTTTCGAGCTGAGCCCTCTCCGCTTTACGTGGGTTAGGGGTCCAAAGCGCCGTGCGGTGAATCACGTGGTCAGGCAAATGCTTGGGCAGTTCTTCGTCCACCCAGTTACGATAAACACCCTTCGGCGCTATGATAAGTGCCGAATTTATTTTGCCCACGTCATAAAGCATAGCCAGATTGTTAATGACCATGAACGATTTACCAGTACCCATGTCAGCAAAAAGCGCTGCTACAGGCCTTTTCCAGAACTGTTCTAAATATTTTTTTTGATGTGCAAACGGTTGATTTTTAAACCGATAGCGATCAATCCACAAGTTTTCCACAGCTTATCTCCTTTCTAGGTTTGCTTTTCGGTTGACACCGACTAGCCAACGCAGTGTATCATAGCGCCTCGCATTTGCGAAACAAACCAGAAAGGAGAATGAAATTGCCAAAAGTATTTGTTGTTTCTGAGACCCAGAAACATAATATTATTCCCGCAGCCGATTTCGGTGACATCGAAATTGTTTTGCCACCTAACCAAGCGCAGGTTATTTTCTCGTCCGGTCCGACTGTACAAAGAGTCAAACGGGCGCTAGAAGATTTCTGTGACGACGACTACCTCTTGTTTATTGGTGACCCAACCGCCATTAGTATTTTAGCTGCAGTTGCTGCCGCTAAGAACTCTGGCCGGTACAAGGCGCTGAAGTGGGACAAGCAGGAGCGCCGGTACTTACCTATACAGATCGATTTATTTCCACACAGAAGGGATAACGATAATGATTGATTTTGAAAAAGACGCAGAGGCGTTAAAGCTACAGGACGACGATATCGAAGGTATCGCGGCATTAGCAAAAAGAGCTAAAGAGTTAGAGAAAGAGGTCGAAGACCTTGAAGCGGTCACGAAAGAAAGAAAGGATCAGCTAAGAAAATTAACTGAACAGTCTATACCTGAAGCCTTAACCCAAGTCGGCATGAAAGGTTTTGTGATGGAAGACGGCAGCAGGATTGAGCTCAAGGCTTTTTATTCTGCCAGTATTTCTGCCGCACGTAGAGCCGAGGCGTTCCAGTGGTTACGCGATCACGGCATGGACGACATCATTAAGAACACTGTCAGCGTTCGATTCGGACGTGGCGAAGACGAGCTCTGTTCTCGTCTGTTAGAGATTCTTGGCACGCAAGGCTACCCTGCCGAGCAAGCTGAGAAGATAGAACCCATGACCTTGAAAGCATGGGTGAAGGAGCAGGTCGAGCGGGGCAATGAATTCCCAACCGAACTGTTTGGCGCCTACATGGGCCAGAAAGCAATCATTAAATCTTAAAGAGAAAAGGAAAAAGAGACATGGCTAAATCTGCAGAAGTAGCAGTAAAAGGCAACACAGCGGTCGCGTTAGCGATGAACTTCGAAGGTGACGCACAGAGCGGCTTCGAGCAAATGGATCAGGACGACTTTGCTCTACCGTTCTTACGGATCCTGACAAACATGTCACCAGAGATTGGTGAGGTAGATGGGGCAAGCCCCGGCATGATCTACAACTCAGTCACCGGCGAGCTATTCGATGGCAAGAAGGGCGTACAGGTTATTCCTTGCACGTACATTCGCCAGTATATCGAATGGGCACCACGTGGATCAGGCAGCGGTGGACCGCTGAACATCTACCCCGCAACAAGTGACATCCTGTCCCGCACGCATCGCGAGCCGGGCGATAACAAGGATTACACAGACAGCGGAAGCTACATTGAAAACACAGCAAATCATTACGTGATGATGCTAGACGACGCAGGCGTTCCAAACCCTGCGCTGATCGTAATGAAATCCACTCAGCTAAAGAAGTCACGCAAGTGGAACAGCATGATGATGTCGGTAAAGCTCACTGGAGCCAACGGCATGTTTACTCCACCTATGTACTCGCAGGTTTACCGACTAACTGTCGCGTCTGAGTCTAATGACAAAGGCAAGTGGCACGGTTGGGAAATTGAGCGAGTGGGCAGCGTTGAAGATGCAGGCGTTTACGATACTGCAAAACAATTCGCTGCAAGCATCGGTGCAGGAGATGTAAAAGTGAAGCACCAAGATGAATCGAAGCCTAGTACAGGTGAGGAGTCACATAGTCACTTTTAAGTCTGACGCCGGAGGGTAAAACCTCCGGCCTTTACCGAGAAAGAAGAATGGAAAAGCTAGATAAATTCATGGCCATCTTCGAAGGTTTGCACTGCGCCTACGGCACCTATCGAATCTCAGGTGAGCCAAACGAGAAAGGCAAGAGTACTGGTCAGGCGCTCGTGGTACGCAAGCCGCCGACCAAGGACCTGTGGCAACGCCACTTTGACGGCATAGACCCGTCACTCGGAATCATTCCAATACGCGCCGACAATAGCTGTACGTGGGGCGCGATAGATATTGACCAGTACCCGCTAGACCTGCAGGCGCTGATCGAGAAGATTAAAAAGCTTGGGCTACCGCTCGTGACTTTCCGCAGTAAGTCAGGGGGCGCACACGTCTATTGTTTCACCAAGACCCCTGTGCCTGCGGGCGACATGCAAAAGTATCTGACTGCATGCGGCGGCCTGCTCGGTGAAGCAGGGCGCGAGATATTCCCTAAGCAATCTGAAATCCTAGTCGAGCGGGGTGACACCGGCAACTACCTCAACCTGCCTTACTTCGGCGGAGAGAAGAGCCTGCGCTACGCGCTTAAGGAAGACGGTAACAGTGCGACGCTAGACGAGTTCTTCGAGATATACGAAGCCAACGTGCAAGACGCTTTGGTCATGCCTAAGCCTCCAGAGAAACCTGACACGCCTGTTAAGGATGGACCGCCATGCCTGCAGGCCCTCTGTTCGCAGGGATTTCCTGAAGGCTCACGGAACAACGGCATGTTCTCTGTCGGCATCTACCTCAAGAAAGCTTTCCCGGTCGGATGGGAAGACAAGCTAATGGAGTACAACCATAAGTACTTTAATCCGCCGCTTGGGCTGCAGGAAATTGCGCTGATACAGAAGCAGCTAGAGAAAAAAGAATACCGTTACAAGTGTAAGGACGACCCCATAAAATCATTCTGCAACCCTGCCCTGTGCAGGCAGCGCAAGCATGGCATTGGTGGCGATGGACCGGACAGCCCGCAGCTCACGTCACTGAGTAAGTACGCAAGCGAACCGCCACTGTGGTTCCTTGACGTTAACGGCAAGCGCATTGAACTTGAAACGGAAAGCCTGTTCAATCAAATGTTTTTCCAGAAGGCCTGCATGGAGCGGCTGAACGTACTGCCGCCGACAATCAAAAAGCCTGACTGGGAGCAGCTTGTAAATGAACTGCTAGGTGAGATGGTTGAGTTGCAGGCCATCACCGAGGCAAGCGAAGACACCACAATCACCGGCAGATTCGCTGACCTTGTTGAGGAGTTTACGACTCACTTGCAGCAGGCAATGGACCGTGACGAGATTCTCATGGGCCGTGTCTGGACCGATGAAGAGAACGGTGTTTGTTATCTACGGATCAAGGACCTCGAAGCACACCTGAAGCGTAACAACTTCGGCACGTTGTCCGCGCCTAAGATGGCGCAGCGGTTACGTGAGCTAGGCGGTGAGCCAAGCGCTATAAAGCTTAAGGGCCGCACGGCTCGAGTGTGGAAGCTGCCTGTGTTTGATAAGCAGGATGCGCCATTCGATACGCCTACTAACAATGACTCGGTGCCGTTCTAATGATGACTAAGGTGTTTGGCCCGCCGGGTTCAGGGAAAACCACGTTCCTTCTTAACGTCGTTGAGAAGGAGCTCGCCGACAATACGCTATCGAGCCAGATAGGTTACTTCTCGTTTACTCGCAAGGCAGCAGGTGAGGCTCGTGATCGAGCGATTCAGAAGTTCCCTAGCCTGAACGCCGAGACGGACTTTCCGTGGTTCCGCACGCTACATAGTCTTGCCTATCACTGCCTCGGAGCAGGGGCCAAGGACCTGATGTCTGCAGAGGATTACGCGACGTTCGCAAAGGAAACAGGCCTCGAGGTGTCAACCTCGCTAGAGGGCGACGACTATATCGTGCGCGCAGACAACGCAATCCTGAACGAGATAAACATCGCACGCATTCGAGGCATAGACCTGCGAACACATTACAACCGCAGCAACATGGAAATCGAATGGTTCTACTTTGAGTTCGTCGAGCGTGCCTACCGTAAGTTTAAGGCGGCGCACATGCTGATGGATTTTACGGACTTGCTCGAGAGACTGATCGAACAGCAGGAACGACTGCCTGCACTTGAAGTGCTGATTGTCGACGAGGCACAAGACCTCTCACGCTTGCAGTGGAAACTCGTCATGGCATTGGCAGAGAAAGCAGACCGCACGTTTGTCGCAGGAGATGATGACCAAGCGGTGTACACGTGGTCCGGTGCTGACGTGGAAAGCTTCCTGTCCTGTGAGGGTGAGGTAAAGATTCTCGAGCAGTCCTATCGCGTACCGGCTAAGGTCCACTTCCTTGCAAACTCTATCGTGAAGCGAATTCAGAACAGGCAGGAGAAAATCTGGGCGCCACGACAGGAGCAAGGCGAGATAAATTATTACAACCAATTCGAGCAGGTGGATATCAGCAAGGGCGAATGGTTAATCATGGCCTCCACGAACTACATGCTCAACGAGCTGCACAACTGGATCAAAAGCCAAGGCCTACTTTTCGAGCGCAATGGACAACGGAGCATTGCCGATTCGGTGGTGACCTCTGTCATTGGTTGGGAGCGGTTACGCAAAGGCCAATCGGTCGGCTATGACGTGCTGCGGCAAATCTATAAGCACTTGCCTGCTTCCTCGATAAAGCGCGGGTTTAAATCGCTAAGGCATGCGGACCCCGAGGCTATGTATGACATGGCCGAGCTCAAAGCTAACCAAGGGTTACTGACCGACGCCATCTGGCACGAAGCCTTGACCAAGATAGGCGAAGACAAACGCGACTACCTGATTGCTGTGCTGAGGCGTGGTGCGAAGTTAGGCGTGAAGCCTGCGATACAACTGTCTACGATCCACGGAGCAAAGGGCGGAGAGGCGGACAATGTTTTATTGCTCACGGACCTGAGCCCTAAGTTTGCAAAAGATTATGCGAAGAACGCCGATGACATTAATCGATTGCTCTATGTGGGCGTCACGCGCACAAGGCAATCGCTGCACATTGTATTGCCCAAGAATGAAGAGAGAGGATTTAGATTTTGAGCGAATGGACCCCACCACAACATTTCCCTGACCTGTCGGAAGCAAAAGAGATTGCCATCGACCTCGAGACTTGCGATCCGAACATGGAGAAGTTCGGGCCCGGTTGGCCACGCAACGACGGGTTCATTGTCGGCTATGCTGTTGCAGTAGACGGGTGGTGTGGTTACTACCCTATCGCACATGGCGGTGGCGGCAACCTTGATAAAAGAATGGTCGAGGCATGGATCACGGACATCCTAAAGCTGCCCTGCCCGAAGGTGATGCACAACGCAGCATACGACTTGGGTTGGCTGTGGGCGTCAGGGTTCGAGGTCCAAGGAACAATTATCGACACGATGATTGCTGCAGGCCTAGTCGACGAGAACCGGTACAGCTACGCACTCAACTCTCTGGGTTTCGATATGCTCAAAGAGATTAAGTCAGAGGAGCAGCTCAAGAAGGCGGCTGCAGATTTTGGCGTGCACCCAAAGAAAGAGCTCTGGAAACTTCCGGCGCATTTTGTCGGCGCTTACGGCGAACAGGATGCGGCACTCACGCTAAAGCTCTGGCATCACCTCGAGACCTTGCTAAGGCAAGAGGAAGTAGAATCCATCTTCCAATTGGAAACTGAGATACTGCCGGTGCTTGTAGGCATGACATTCAAAGGCATTCGGTTTGATAGAAAGAAAGCGATAGAGCTCACTGAGGAGCTCAAGAAGAAAGAGAAAAAGATGATGGCTTTTATTCGCAAGGAGGCAGGCGTCCCTGTCGACATGTGGGCAGCGGCAAGCATTGCAAAGGCGTTTGATAAGCTAAACATCAATTACCCTAAGACAGAAAAGGGCGCGCCAAGTTTTACTAAGTCCTTCCTCGAGGGATGCGAGCATCCGATTGCCAAGGCCATTGTTGAGGTGCGCGAGATAAACAAGACGCACAACACCTTCCTGCAACCGTACCTCGATGCCAGTGAGGCCACCGGGCGAATCCATTCGCACATTAACCAGTTGCGAGGTGAAGGCGGGGGCACGGTCACCGGCCGACTGTCCATGAACCAACCGAATTTGCAGCAAGTGCCTGCCCGCCATCCGATAATAGGCCCAATGGTCCGAGGTTTGTTCTTGCCTGAGGAAGGCGAGCTATGGGCGGCTAACGACTTCTCGAGTCAGGAGCCCCGCCTACTGGTTCACTATGCAAGCCTGTTGAAACTGGATGGCGCCGGTAAGATGGCTGAGGCGTACCAAGAGGACCCCGGCACTGACTTCCACCAAATGGTCGCCGACCTTGCAGGGATTGATCGTAAGCAGGCCAAGACAATCGGCCTCGGATTGATTTACGGCATGGGCGTTAAGAAGCTTGCGATAGAGCTCGACATGCACGACGACGAAGCGAAGGAGTTGATCCAGACATTCCACGCCAAGGTCCCTTTCCTTAAATCTACAATCCACGCAGTGCAGAAGCGCATCGAATACCCTGCCTCCGGCGGATCGATCAGAACATTGCTCGGCCGCAAGTGTCGCTTTCCTTTGTGGGAACCAATGGCGTGGGGAATCAACAAGGCGTTGCCCTACGAAGAGGCTGCTGCAAAGTACGGCACACGAATTAAGCGCGCCATGACCTACAAGGGCACGAATAAATTGATCCAAGGAAGCGCAGCGGACCAGTGCAAGAGCGCCATGCTTGCCCTACACAAGGCCGGGTTCAACATCATGCTGCAGGTGCATGATGAGATAGCCCTCTCTGTAAAAAGCCGTGAAGAGGCCGAGGGGGCCGCTAAGATCATGCGCGAAGCGGTAGAGCTCGCCGTGCCAAGCAAGGTGGACGTTGAGGTTGGGCCCAATTGGGGCGAATCAAAGTAGCCACGTATATTATAATACTGTAAGCTTCATATACCAATCAGAAAGGAGAAGACTATGCCAACAGGTGTGTACGTGCGACGACGTGTCCACAAGAATCGAAAGAGACGGCCGAAGGGTTACGTGCCCCCGCCCTCGCCGTCTAAGCGAGAAACGCCGTGGGCGAACCTATGCGTGCGGGCAGAGCATTACGCGATGCTGCGCGAGCTAGGGGAGTTCTACGAGGCGCCGCTGAGCAAGATCGCAGGCTCGTTGATCACGCGCCATTTCCTTGATCTGTTGAAAGACAGTGACCCAGTCAAAGCCCATGCCCTCGAGCAGGAATACAAAAATGAAAAATACAGTAAGCAGCTCCTTGACCTTGCCGGTTGAGGTGGTCTATGAAATCCTACCTGCTGAATTTGGGTTGCCGGAACAGGTCGATATTGTTGCAGTAAACATAACCGTCAGGGGTCCCTCTGGCAGGAAAAGAAAAGTCGACGTGTTAGCAATGTTAGATGAGGCGGAGGTATTCAGACTTGAAGACGAAACCGATCAGACAGGAGAATGAAATGGTAGTCTATAAAATAGGGCCTAAATGGTACAAATCCATGGTCACGGTTGGCACGACAAAGCACACCTTTTTTGGGTACAGCCGAGAGGAAGTTGCAGGCCGAGCTAAGCAGGAGATTGAAAAAAAGGAGGCGCGCAATGTTTAAGCGACTCAAGGCTAAGCTGTTAGGCCAGAAGCCACTGGACCATGACGAGATTATGTTCGCCTATATGGACGCAGCCAAGCACGTTAAGCCTGCGCCGCTGTTCGCTAAGGACTTCGCCCGGCTCATCGAGGCCAAGCATGGCATCATTGGCCGCTACAAGACGGAGCCAATGAACTATGACCAGTGAGGACCTAAGCAAAAAGCCCTGCCCCTGCGGCGAGACAATGGGGCAGATAATAGGCCACGACGAGAATGCTCAGAAAGAATTGGTGCCCGTGCGCCGAGGTTGGTATTGTTTTAGCTGCAGGCATTGGGAAGACGCAATTTTACGGGAGAGGGTCGTTGAAAACTATTGAAGATTTCAGCCGATTAGTGGTCGAGATGTACGACGAGTTGTGGGCCGTGGTCGAAGAGATGGAAGACACTCTCGACATCGGCCCCAGTGAGCTCATGTGCGTCTTGACTAATATGCTGTGCGCCACGGCCCAAGGATCAGGGGTCAAGAAAGAAGCTTTTCTCGTGATGATGGAACTGCACTACGACGTGGACAGGGAAAAGCTCAACGATTACTCTGAAGAAGAGACCACGGTCCACTAACCTGTTGATTTAGTTAATTAAAATAAGTAGAAAAAAGTAGTTGCGCTGCCTGATCAGTGTGCTAGTATTCGTTTGTAGTTTAATTTAACCGATACAGGAGAAAGACATGAAACTGACTAGAGAATTTTTTGTACCCGCTGAGTTCAAGGAAAAGATTGTTAAGTTCGATGGCGCCCTCGAGGTATACATCGTTGACAACGGTCCTAGCTACGTGGCCAAGGGCTTCAAAGGCAAAGCTGCCAAGCCTGCTTTCTATTACGATTTCAAGACTGCCGAGCGAATGGCTGAGTACATTGACAAGTTCTTTGCTGACTACGCCGAAATGGTTGAGTACAAGGCTAACGAAAAAGCAAAGGCCAAAGCTCAAAAAGCAGAAGCTGCCAAGAATCTTAAAGTCGGGGACATCTACTACAGCTCTTGGGGCTACGATCAAACTAACATTGACTTCTATAAGATTGTCGACGTTAAGGGCGCTAAGGCTACATTGGTTAAGATTGCTAAGTCATACTTAGACAGCGAGTTTGCTTACGAAGACAAGGTTGTGCCTGCCCCTAACGTCATTGTAGGTAAGCCCATGAACAAGATCGTTGACCAGTTCGGCAACTTCAACATTGCAAGCTACGCCGGTGCCTATAAATGGAACGGTGAGCCTAAATCTCAAACTGCTTCGGGGTACGGACACTAATGCGAATCCTATTAGCACTGGCCGACGGAACATGGCCCTCGTACAACCCAGATATCCAATGCAACTAAGGACCCACGTATGAAAATTGAAACAGGCGTTCCATTACCCGAGTCCTCACGGGCTCGTAAGTACCCCTTCCTCGAGATGTCAGTAGGCGAGTCAGTCTACTTCGACGGCGAAGAAGTAAACGGCCGCGCTTACCGCGCTGCTATGTCAACGGGTAGGCGTCACAATCAAAAGTATGTCGCCCGCCGTGAAGACAACGGCCTGAGAATCTGGAGGGCAGAATGATGTTAGCGATTAACACGCAGGAGATTGTGGACAGCCATCTCGAGTTGATGAAACTTGTCGACAAGGTGCAGGTAATAAACTTTCTTAAGACTGCTATGGATGACCCTAGCGCCACGGTCGACAACCTTGTCGAGTACCTGCACAAGGCGCGGGTCGACTCGTACAACATGGGCGCAGGAAACACTGATCCCGTTAATGGCTTAACCAAACGCCACGGAGAAAAATAATGAGTAAGGGAAGCAGACCACGCCCACTAAGCGTAAGCAAAGATAAGTTCGACGACAACTTCGACCGCATCTTCGGTAAGAAGGCCAACGTCGACACCCTCACGATTCGAGTGTCAGGGACCACGGCCCACGGGTCAACTCTGTCTCCAGAAAGCACCGTGCTCGAGCTCAGCCCGAAGGAGCCTGTTGAATGACCACGACTCGAATTAATGTTCTTACTTTACCTGAGCGCGCTCGCTTACGTGCAGAATTAGAACGTCAGGTACAGGAATACAAAGCCAACGGCGGAGTGATAACCGTTTGTCCGCCACGCGCTTTTAGTGAAGCTGACCCGGATGCCCCCAAGAGAAAGTTTGATCGCCTCATGCGCCCAGACTCATTAACCGATCCAACCAACCGAGATATCGGGGCGCATCGCCCTGCTCACAAGAAAGGAGAAGACGCATGATACCTAAAGATGAATTGCAGCATCTAGCATATTAATTTAGGGAAAACAGGATGTATGACTACCAGTGCAAAATTGTCCGTGTTGTCGATGGAGATACTGTCGATGTTGATATTGATCTTGGCTTTGATACTTGGCGTCGTGGTGAGCGCATTCGTTTGTACGGTATTGATACTCCAGAGTGCCGCACACGAGATGCAGAGGAAAAAGCTGCCGGACTCTTGGCGAAGGAGTTTGTCGAGGACGCGCTCCACGTCGGAGGAACCTATCGCCTCCAGACAAAAGAAAAAGGAAAGTTCGGCCGGTACCTCGGAACGATCTACCTGACCGACGACACCTCGATAAACGCTGCGCTAGTCACCGAGCATTTGGCGGTGCCTTACACTGGGCAAAACAAAAAAGAAATCCAAGCGCAGCACAAGGCTAACTTTCAGATACTCAAAGACAAGCGGTTATTGTGATGGACTATAAAACAGCAGCAATTACAGACCCATTAGAACTGCTGAGTAAAGAGCAGTTCCCTGTTTTACTATCTACCGCGCTAGAAAAAGGAACACTAACCGACAGGCATAAAAAAATAATTATTTTGCGCTACGGGTTAGATGGAGAAAACCCTAAAAGCCTGCAGAAAGTAGCGGACCTGTTCGGCTTGAGTCGAGAAAGAATAAGACAAATAGAACGTGAAGCTCTTCGTAAACTTAAGCAAAGCAAAGAACTACAGTTAGGCTATGCTTTTGACATTGAAAAAAAACAGAGGTTACAAAGAAGGAAAGAAAAAGAACGTCAGTCAATGCTCGTTGAGCTCGACGATGCCTTTAGGTATTTACGAGCCGGGTGGCGCATAGATCAGATCAGCTTCATGACTGGCGTGCCTACCAAAGAATTAGAAACATGGTTCTATCGAAACGAGGATTTGGAGAAATGAAAGCTTGGCCGTGGGAAGTAGTACAGGAGGCCTTCCGACTTCGTGACGAAGGCATTCCTAAAAAATTAATCAGCCGCAAGCTCGGGCCGTCAACACACACCTTGAACGACTGGTTTAATAGACCGGGTTATCTGGAGAAAATAAATGGACGAAGAAAAAGCAATCCTAGCTTTAGTCTCGACGGTAATGATGCACGCGCTGCTCGGCAGATCGAAGCGTTCTACCGATCAACTGGCACGTGAAGCGGTAATAGTTGCTGAGCAGCTCATCGACGAAATCAATCTCACCATGGAGCACCGCTGATGTTTACCTCCGCACTGGCCTGCCTCGCACTTACGATTTATCACGAAGCGCGCAACCAAGACTTGCAGGGGCAGATCGCTGTCGCGCAGGTCGTCCTCGAGAGAGTCTACGACTCACGCTTCCCTGACACCGTCTGCGGCGTCGTTACCGACGGCGGCGAGGTCCGCAACCGCTGCGCCTTCTCGTTCTACTGCGACGGCCAGTCCGATAAACCTCAAGACGAGCGCGCCTACACCGTAGCGCGGTGGGTGGCCTCAGGCGTCCTCAGCGGCGCTGTGAGCAACATTACGGGTTACGCTACGCATTATCATGCCTACTACGTTCGGCCCGACTGGGCCCTTAGAATGCGTCCTACGGCCGTTATTGGCGACCACCTGTTCTACAGGGAGGGTGCAGGCGCCGAGGACCACGGACCTTACATCGGGTGGAAGTAGCGCAAAAAGTGCAGATAATTTTGTCCGGGGACGAAAAAAAGTGCAGATAATTTTGTCCCTGGTCTCTAAGTCATTGAATTAATTAGAATATAAATAAGTAAAAAAAAGTGGTCGAAAGTGTTGTTTTTTAGGATTAGATCGCTTAAGCTGTAGTTGTTGTCAGGGAGTGGCCCTGACCGGATACAGGAGAAAGACATGCTAAACATCATCGCCAACGCTGAGTACCGTCACGGTGCAGAGAACTCAACTCCTAAGTCTTACCAGAAGAAAGCACAGAAGCTTTTTGCTGAGCTCGGTGAGAACGTCGAAATCGTCAAAATCCAGTGCAACTACAGCAGCAGCAAATACCACCTGTTCGCTTTCGGTGAGGACGTGAGCAAGCCCCTCTACCGACAGCAGGGCCGAATCGAGATCAGCGAGAAACAGCGCGCTCACCACGGACCTGACTACAGGGACGGTGCCGATCACTTCTACGCCGTTTGGTCTGACTGGCAAGATGGCACTGGCTACACTGAGTACCAAGCTCAGGCTCAAGCCGCCATCATAAAATACCGTAAAGAGCAACAGGCCAAGCAAGCACAGCCTGAAGTCGGTCGCCGGGTAGAGTTCTGGGCCAACCAAGCTTGGAGAGAGGGCGAGGTCCTAGCGACTATCGAGGACCGCGCCCTGATCGCCTACCGCATGCCTGCCGGTGCTGTCTACATGGTCATAGTGGCTCACGATCCCAACACAGGAGCCTCTGAGCGACAATGGCGGCACAATACTAGCTGCGTCCGGGGTTACCGCTACGGCAGCTACAAATCGATCTCAGTCAACGCCCTGAAGAAGAATGCCAAGTGGCTTGCTGAGGTGGCCAAGGTCGAGGGCTTCGAAGATGGGAACGTGGACCAAGGACTTGAATATCTGGGCGAGGACCTAGAGTAAAATTGAAACAATTTAAAATGATGTAAAGTAGTAAAAAGTAGTTGACTGTGACCCTGACTTCGATTATTCTACAGTTGTTGTCGGGGAGTGGCCCCGCCGGATACAGGAGAAGGACAATGTACAGCGATCAATTTCAAGCAAAGATAGAAGCGCTAATAGCGGAATATCCAGAGCTTACAGAAAGCCACGTAATAGAGGCGGCTCAAAACGTAGAGTCATTTGGCTACCCTTTTGAAGAAGAATCTGATCGGGTTTTGGACGCTTATGCAGCTTGCTTGGGTGGCACTTCCGAACAGTATTACGGCCCTCGATAAACCAACCGGCCCCCGAGAGGGGGCCAACCAATACAGGAGAACGACCATGTCATACACACTCGCAATCATCACCGACCCGGAAGCATTCGACGCCTCGTTCTACGGCTCAGGCGCCCCGGAGTCCTTCTTTATCGAATCCTTCGCCACCTATCCCAAGTACCTCGAGGGTATCAAGATCATCGCCGCACGCTTCCCTGAAGCACGCCTGCAGGGCGACGGCTTTATCCCCGAGGGCCTGATCGAAGAAGCGCGTAACCCTAAGTAAAAATAAATGTAAAAAAGTAGTTGACGGTAGTATTTAATTCGTGAGACGATGCAGTTGTCGGATTGGCCGACGCATACAGGAGAACGACATGATACTTGACCAAGGCAAAAAAGTTACCGCTAAACAAAAGGCGCAAGACATAATCGCACAAAAATTACACGCTGCTTTTTACTCGGACACTTGGGAAGAGTCAGAAATGACGCAAAAAGAAATAGATGAGATTCTAAAGCAAATTGAAAAAATAATACCAAGGTTAGAAAAAAGATTAGGCGGCTACACAGCTTAAACATCTAAGCCCCTACTGGGGCCAACCCCATACAGGAGACAGACCATGCTAGTTAATCGATACTTGAAGGACAGCGAGATCCAAGAGATTGCTCTAGAGGTCTCACAGGCGGCCGCTGACGGCCGTAACAACGCGGTGAGTACAATCATCCGCACTTTCTTCGCTCCTGCACAGGAGGCCGCTGCGGACCTCTACGGGGTAGCGCTTTCCAAATCACAAACTATCTACATCGCCAAACTGGCGCAGATAGGCTACCGAGGTGCGATAAACAAGCACCACCGTGAGCACCCGATGGATAACCCACGCTCGGGCAGCTTTCTGGGCAAGGGGGCATAGGAAATGACACACGAACAGATCGAAGAAAAACAAGTAGCAATATCTGATTTAGCGGACAAGTATTTAGACAAGGCCTTAGCTAAAGGCGAGCCTTTTACAGAAGGCCTGTGCAACTGGGCCGTCAACAAAGCCGAACAGGAGCTAGGCTCCATCATTTGGAATTAACCCATCCCAACCTCGGAGCCTGAACGTGAAGAAAGAAAAAATACAAAACGGCAGACCCTGCGAGTCCTGCAACCTCTGGATTAAAGCACTCAAAGGAAACTCTCTCTGCGAAAGATGCAAGTCAGTAGTCAGAACACTTAACGTAATTTGGAAACCCACACAGGAGACACACAATGAGCTCTCAAACTGATCGTAACCCTATCGACGCCCTGAGCGATGCACTGGTAGATAATTACCCTTGCAACGAAGCCAGTAGAGAAATCGTAGAGCGCCTGCTCGAAGCACACGAGCGCCTAGCAGAAATAAATAAATGGTTTGGATCGAACCCTTACTGGCGCCTCACAGACGATCACAGGGACTTCAAGCAAGGCCACGCTCGCGAGATGGAGCAGATCGAGCTCGAGGCATTGATTAAGAAATTAAGCAGCGGGGAGACGCTGTAAACTACGCCCGTACGTCGTTGCACCACGTTACTGCACACACCCGAAACCCATCAAAAAGAGCATTTTTGGTGGGTTTTTTTATTTTTGACGTGACCATGTGTAACCGTGATTTGTCTATTACGCTGTGTGCCTTATGGATAAAGGAACGAGAGGTCTTTAACGTGTCAGATTGAAAGAGTGGCGTGGACCACGGGAAAGGAGGGGTGGAATGCTCTGGAGGCCACGTGGTGCGGGCTTTGAGGGGCATGGACCATGGACCACGGAGCTGCCTATGCAAACGGTTTCTATAATACCGTATTTTGAGAAAAAAAGAGTTTGATTTTATTTTTAATGAAATACGGTACGTTTGGTGTAACCAGTGTAACCAGTCAGTGTTTATGCGGTCTAGAGGGTTACGTCAAAGGTTACGTCTAAATATTATAGGTGTAACGGTGTAACCTTTTTACCAATTATACGGGGTGCGCGCGCGACTCATTTTTTAGAAAAAAAACTTATTTTTTGTGAGAATACGGTACTATAGAAACCCCTGAAAATAGACAGATTAACAACCAGTCGATACAATACCGTTTTTTCACTGACGAGGTTACGATGACACTCTCAGACATTACCCCACGGGAGCACATCCTGCGCCTGTGCAACGGCAGCCATAAACAAACCCGTTACCCCTTTAAGGGGATGGTCCTTGGCGATTACTTCGTTGTCCGCTCGAAAGAGGACGCTAAGCGTATCAACAGCGCTTTGTCGACGTTCTACAAATCCCGCAATGGAGCAGGCCGACGCTTCAGTGTTACGCAATCGGAAGGTCCTATCTGGACTTGTCGGAGGACCGCATGAGCAAGAGCAGTAAAGAAGGTAAGCATCGCAGAGATATTCTGAACACCTCCCCGCTGAGGCCCAGTACTCGAATGAAGCTTGAGCAGCGGTTAAACGAGCCAGTAGCGCCCCTTAAAGACCAGAAGCATATCGTGAGCGCTCAGCAATGGACTTTCATTCAAGAGCTCATATCGAACGACGGCCACATTACCTTGACCGAGGCAGCGATACGCGCAGGCTATCCAAAAGAGTCGGCAAGCGCGATAGGATCGGAGCTGACCAATCCAAAAAAGAAACCCCACGTCGTCGCAGCAATCCAACAATACCGCGCCGAGCTTGCAGAGAAATACGGCACTAACTTCGACAGACACATGCGAGACCTGCAGCATATCCGCGACCAAGCCCTCGAGGCAGGCAACTTCGGTGCGGCAGTCTCTGCTGAATACCGGCGCGGCCAAGCGCTCGGCACGATCTATGTAGACCGTAAGGAAATCCGTGTAGGCACTATCGACTCGATGAGTAAGGACGAAGTCAGGCGTAAGCTTGAAGAGATCAAGGCGTTGTACGGTGCGCCACCGCAGACCCTGATCGACATCGAGCCCGAAGAGATCAAGGCTGAAGAGATCGAGCCCGAAGAGGTGGATGAGACGCCCTCGGCCAAGACAATCATCGAGGAGATGCGCGATGTCGAGCGGTCCAGAGTCAGCGCTATACAGGAACGTAAAGAAGAAACTATCCGGCGCTTTGGTAGTGCCATTAGAAAACAGGGTGAACCTCGGGATACCGGACTGCCTGATAGCGACGCCGCCGACCTACTCGATGTTGGAGCTCAAGGTAGTGAAGACCGGGAAGAAAGTACGCCTGAGCCCTCACCAGATAGCCTTTGCGCTGAAGCACGGATCGATGGGGATGCCGACCTACATACTGGTGCAGTGGCACCCGAAGGGGACGACCAAAGCCTCTGAGACACGCCTGCTGCTGTACCACGGCACACAGGCTCAGGAGCTACACGAGAGGGGCGTAGACACGCTCCCGGTGGCCCAGTGGGCGTTAAATGCAGTGGACTGGGACGAATTAGGCAGGGAGATAGCAATAAGCGCCCGTATATGGCCCAAAGAGCCGCTGTGAGCTTGATTAGCCTAGACCTATACCAACCTACTGCTTACGGCATATCGTTCAACGGCGGGAACTGGGAAAGGGCCCTCGCCCGCTCCCGCGCGGGGTGCGAACGGCGCCGTTTTGGCTCTGGGCGCCCAGATGCGTGGGCCATGGCCCGAGGTGCCCGAATCGGAGCAACCACAAGATGTAGTGATCGGCATGGATCGAGGGGCATGGAAATAGCTAAGTGCTTGATTTTAAACGATTCACTATTTCCGGTAATAGGTATTACCGGAAATAGCGGGTCCCTTTTGGCCGTTTTGGGGGCTAGATGCGAATGATTCTCATTTGGCAGCCGCCTCCCCCGGCCCCCCGCTCAGCAAGACGGCTAAAGCCAGATTTCACACAATTAATTTGGCCCAAAACAAAAATGGACCATGTTCCACGTGGAACCACCTAGCTAACCCACCCCCTTGTTTTTTAAAATCAAAAGGGCCATAAATTTTTAGCAAAATTTTACTAAATGGGAATTCGTATGCAGCAAGATGTCGAAGCCGAACGATTAAAACTAGAACTCCGACTGGCCCTGCTAGAGGGCCAAGAACGCGCTAAGGACACATTCATCGGTTTTTCTCAGTACGTCTGGCCTGAAGCGATTTTGAGTAGCCACCATAAGATCATGGCTGACGCCTTTGACCGAATAGCCAAGGGAACCCTGAAGCGCTTGATCGTGAACATGCCTCCTCGACACACCAAATCAGAATTTGCGTCGTATCTGTTGCCTGCTTACATCATGGGCCGTAAGCCGACGACCAAGATCATTCAGGCGACGCACACTGGCGAGCTCGCTGTACGCTTTGGCCGTAAAGTGCGTAACTTGATGGATCTTGATAAATACAAGGAAGTATTCCCTGACGTTGCCTTGAAGGCTGACAGTAAAGCCGCCGGAAGGTGGGACACGAACAACGGTGGGGAGTACTTTGCTGTAGGTGTAGGCGGCGCGATGACGGGCCGTGGTGCGGATATGTTGATCATCGACGACCCGCACTCGGAGCAAGACGCGGCCTCGGCCCTAGCTCTGGACAACGCTTGGGACTGGTACACCTCTGGCCCTAGAACTCGATTGCAGCCGGGCGGGGCAATTGTTATTGTGATGACAAGGTGGGGAACCAAGGACCTAACGGCCCGATTGCTTAAGTCACAATCTAACTCGAATGCGGACCAATGGGAGGTTATCGAGTTTCCTGCTGTTTTTGATGAAGGTGAGGAGAACGAAAGAGCCCTTTGGCCTAGCTTCTGGGAACTTGACGAGCTCCGCGCGGTCCGTGCATCGATGTCGGTGCAGAAATGGAACGCGATGTACCAACAACGGCCCACGGCCGATGAAGGTGCAATCCTGAAGCGTGAGTGGTGGCGCATTTGGGATAAGGACTACATGCCGCACATGGAGTATTTAATCCAGTCTTACGA